AACATCGTCGCCGAGGCGATCCCAAGCGATAGCCAGCTCATCGCTGGTCGCGTGATGGAGCAGGTCGACGTCCCAGAGCGCAGCGGAACCCTCCTCGTCGAGGAGACCCGCTCTTTCATGGGTGCTCCAGAGGCTGACTCGCGCCGCGCGCCAGGCGCAAGCCGACAGAGTCTCTCTAGCTTCAACCGAAGCAGCTTGACCTTCAAGGCAGAGATTCACAGCTTCGAGGACTCCATCGCGATGGAGGATATCGAGGACTCGCAGTATCCAGGCTCGGAAGAAGAGCGGAGCGCTCGCAAGGTTCGCCGCGCTCTTCTCCTCGCTCAAGAGAAGCGCTGTGCTGATCTTCTCTTCTCGCAGACAGAGTTCACAAACAACGTCGACGTGGCTGGAACGTCAACCGCGTTTGATGCGGCCGGCGCCGAGCCGCTCTCGTTTATTCATCAGCAGCTCGACACGCTCCGCGCTGCGAATCATGGGATCGTCGCGGATACGATGGTCCTAGGCTATGATGTCTTCCGCGCTCTCGCTCGGAATCCAGAGATCCGTTCATTCGTTGGCGATGCCTCCAGCGGGATTGCAAGCGGAAATCGCATCCTCGCCAATGACGCAGTGATCGAGGTCCTCCGAAGCGTCCTCAACATCCCGAACGTCTTCGTTGGTAGCGCTCGACGTGAGACCGCGATCCCTGGCGCGTCCTCAAGCGAGGCGAATATCTGGGACGGTGAGACGATCGGTCTCTACATCATGCGCGGCTCCGACGCTGTCGCACAGAAGAGCGGCGGCGTAAAGGCGATGCCAGTCGCGGCGCTCAACATGATGTACAAGGGCCTTCAGGCTGGGCAGTACGACTCCCTCGACCTCGTTCGTCGCCATGTTTGGGGCGAGCATGTCCAGCTCTTTAAGAAGGTCGACGGCGATCGCGGTCGTCTCCTTTATAACTGCCTCACCTAAGAGATAGTTATGCGCTGTCTTCACTGTTCTTCACATATTCACCTCGCAGAGGACGCGGACGCAAAAGCGATCGACGACCTGACCCGCCAGATTAAGCGGGCCACGGACGCTCGATTGCTTCAGGTGCTCCGCGCGTCTAAAGCTCAACTACAGCTTGAGGCGAAGCTCGATCGGGATCTCCGTCGAGCGCTCCGAAGAAGCAAGGCTGAAATCGTGAACGCAGTGAAGGCAGCAGCGCAGCGCGGTGGGCTCGACGAGCTCCGCCAGATGCGCCGTGGTGAGATGAACGCTTGGATCCTAGATAACGGCCTCGCCTCATCCATCATGCAGATCACTGACGCGGAGAGAGAGACCCTCGCGAATGTCGAGGAACTTCTCCTAGCGTCTGAAGAAGGCTTCTCGGTCTCCGAAATCGGAGGCGTCGGACAAGCCCTAGCAGATCAGACAATCTCGGGGATATACGATGATGTCATTTTGCCCGATGTTCAGCGCTCGGTCAGAGACGCGCTCTCAAGCGCCGCTTTTACTATGGAACCCTCTGATATTATCAGCGGGCTCGATGCTGCTCTCCGATCAGCGGAGGGTCGTCAGATCACAGAAGCAAGGACCAGAATCACAAGCTACGGACGCGAGCTCACCGCGATCGCCGCTGAAGAAGCTGGACTGAACCACTATCTTTATACTGGTCCGCTCGACGGGATCACTCGCTCATTTTGTCGAGTGATCGTCGGCAAGGTCTACACGCAGACACAGGTCGGAGAGATGCGGAATTATCAGCTTGAGCCAGTGTTGACGCGAGGGGGCGGTTACAACTGCCGACACTCATGGTCGCCAGTCTCCGAAGAGCTGATCGAATCGGCTGACCTAGAACGCGGAACCGATGCGGAAGTAAGACAAGCCAACCAGAAGGCGAGGGCAGATCGATGATCAAGGCAGCTCAAAACAAGGATTTTATCTTCTCGTGGGAGTCGCCTTATCCCCTCGCCGCGATCCCGACTCTAGAGTATACGCTCCCCAACGGGACGACGCGCTCCGCCTCGAATATGACAGCGGTCCACTCGTCGGTCACTGTGACCGCTTTGGGAGGAGATCGGCGGACCCTCACCCTCTCCGCGAGCGCTGAAGCGTCAGCGCGAATCGGCGCCAGGTCTGGTCGAGCCTTCCTCGTCACCGATGAGGACGGGCTCTTCCTCGTCACGGTTGATCGGATCGACGGGACAACCGCGATCCTCGCCGACCTTCTCCCGCGAGGTCTCGCTCTCACCGAGAACGCCTCTCTCGCCTGGGCGGGCTATGAGTACACCATACCCGCAGCGGATACAGCGACGCGCGGCCTGATCGACTGGACCGTCGCTTATACCAGCGACGAGAGCCCCAATGATCGGCCTCTTCTTGCGCGCAACGTGATTGAGGTCGTTCGTCGTCCATTCGATACCGGCCTCACCCACTCCGACCTCGTAGCGAAGATGCCTCAACTTGGCGACATGATCCCGCGTCGTCAGCAGGATCTCTCTGAACAGATCGCGGCGGCGCTCGATGAGCTTACCCTTTATATCCGAGACGAGCTCCTTGAGAGCCAGACCGAGGACGATATCTTTAACCCGCATATCTTCCTCGAGGCGCACCGCTATCTCTCCGCGTCGCGCGTCTATGAGATGACCGCTCAACTAGATATTGCGGAGCGAATGAACAATCGAGGGATGGAGCTCTTCACCAGGGCGATGCGTCAACTCACCCTCGACACCGACGACGACGGCGTGATCGACTCCGACGAGATCAACCTTCGCAGAGCGGGTGGCAAGGTCTCCGACGCGCGCGGAACCTTCTCACTTCCATCGGTTCAGCCTACACAGCGAGAGAAGGACATCGCTATCGAGTATCCTCGCTGGCGAGGGATGCAGCACTAATGGGCTCCAAGGTTAAAGTCTCGATCACCATTCCAGAGCTCTGGACGGTGAGAGATAGCCAGATCACGGCGCTCGATACGATCGCTCTAGTCCGCTCTCGCGTCTATGCTGGCAAAGACACGAGCGACCGGCCTTTTAAGGAGTATTCAGAGCGGCCGATCTATATCTCGTATCAAGCGAACCTTCCGCCAAAGGGCGGCGAGAAGACTCCGAAGGGAGTCTACTATGAGGGAGGTTATCGCGAGTACAAGCGGAAGAGTCGACGCTATACGCCAGGCGGAAAGAACCAGACTGCCGAAGTCGACCTCACCTTAAGCGGCGCGCTCATGAATAACCTGATCACGACCAACGCGACAAAGACGAGCTACACGATAGGACTCTCTTCTAAGGTTCGGTCTTATGGTTATGATGTTCATCGAGATCGACCTTTCATTGGACTCTCTAACTCGGACCAAAGAAAGCTCACCAACGCGATCGCCGCGAGGATGCGAAAGAAACTCTCTCCAGTGGGCTATGGTTACGCAGAGCAAAAGAGCTTTATCAGCTCGATCAATAGAGCAATCGGAGGACGAAGATGAGCCAGGGAATCTCCAGCGCTTTCTCTTTCCTCGTTAATCGCCTCGAGGCGCTCATCCCGAAGACCGACGAGTCACAAGGATTCGTCTGTGTTGATCCTGCCTCGGGGATGGAACTGCTCACAGATCGCAGACCGAATACGCTCCGCTTGTTCGAGCTCCGCACGACGACCTTTCCCCATGACGATGGTCAAGCGGGGATCACTGGGCGGAAGCGACTCACCGCCGAGCTCCGCGTCCGCTATGATATCCCGCGAGACGTCGGTCTTCTGGAGCGCATCGTCGGCGAGGATAGCTCACAGTTGGTCAACTCCTTGCGCGATCCCGCGTATAGTCTAGCGACGACTGGGATCACTTCACTAATCACCGGAGAGGCGACAACCACTCCGCTCCTAGATGAGGCAGGAAACCCAGCGGCGCTGCTTCTCATTGTCCCCTTTGACCTTCTCTTCTCGGAGGCGTTTTAAATGGCTGTCACTCATCGCTCACTCTCGGTCGCGGTCGAGAGCTCTTTCGGATCGCTTAGCTCTTCGACTGGAGCTCCAAGCGCTACCGGTCTCACCTTTATCTCGATCCCCTGTGAGCGAGATCCCATCGTCGTCCCAGGCGAGCCACCGGTTTCGGAGCGGACAGAGGCGCGCGACGGTCCTCACGGTCTCCCTCCAGAGCTTGATACGACATACATCAACGGAACCAAACAACAGCGGCGAACCGGAACCGTCACCGTGAGATGCGACTTCACGACGCTCGGCACTGGCTCGAACTACGCTGGGACCGCTCTCGGTCGTCTCCTCTCCGCTGGATTCTCAACCACGATCCCAGGCGCGGAGAGCGACGCGGTGAGCGCTGCGGTGGGGACGAACGAATACACTCCGACCACTCTCGCGAACTACAAGCTCGGCGGCCTCTTCGGGATCGAGATTAACGGACGCGCTGAATACGCTCATGTTACGAGCAAGGACGGAAGCGGAGCAGGGAACATCGGATACTCTCCAGCGCTCTCTCGCGACCTCACCAACTCCGACACCGTCCGACTCCTCCAGACTTGGTTCACGGCCAAGGGGGATAACAGCGGGTCCGTCGCGAATAGCCTCGCCTTCCGCGTCGATGGCGTCGGCGTCCTCTCCTATGCTTTCGGATGTAAGCTGGAGAGCCTCTCAATCTCGATCGACGGCGGGCGCCTCATGGGCGACTTTGTCTTCCAAGCTGCTCATATCGAGGACGATCACGGGAACGCGACTGGACCGGTTGAACCACAGACAACCGACGGAGCGACTCCTCACTTCCGGAGCTGCTATGTCCTCCTCTCCGACGCGGCCTCGACCTCGCGAACGGATATCGGGACCGATAACGGAGACGAACACGGGCGCATCGCTTTGAGCGTCAGCGAGTTCAGCGCGACGATCACTAACACTCTCACTCCGATCGGTCAGAGCTCATCGCTGATCGGAATGAGCGACATGGAAGTAAGTGATCAGACCGTAGAGGTCTCGCTCACCGTCGACACTCCGAATACGACGATCAACAACGACTTCCGCGACGCGGTCGTGAGAGATCTCCTCGTCGGGACTGGTCCAGTCGGCGACGGTCAGGGAATGGCCTTGAACGTGCCTGGCGCTTATCTGACAGTCGATCCGCAGATCAGAGTCATCGACGGAGAGATCGTCCAGCAGAGTCTCACCTATGCGGCGTCTCGCTTCGGTGGTGATGCGGGAACCGGCGACGCGGGAGGGACTCCTCTTCGGATCGGATTGGGGCTCTAAGAATGGCCTTTATCTTCTCGACTAGCACTGATCAAACCGTTGAAGTTGTCTCAACTGTCGACCCTTCGGTCGTCGCTTCTGAAGAGGCGAAAGTGGAGTATCTCTCGACGCGCGATGAGAGCCTCTTCGATTCGACGGAAGGGGCAACGCGTTTCACCCTTCGAGCGCTATCTCCTCAAGCTAGAGAAGACGCGGAAGTTGAGGCGGGCGCCTATTCTCGATCGGAGCTCGGGAGGATTCTCTGGACAGAGCAACCAGACGACCCGAAAGAGCGCGCGCGCTGGCAGCATGATCTCCCAGAAGACGAGCGGCGAGCGCTTGGCGAGTATAACCGCTACCTGTCTCGCGTTTATCGGGAGATGCTCCGCGCTGGTCTCGTCTCCATCGAAGGGCATGACGGCGACCCGCTGGAGCTCGTCGACTCGATCCGTCCAGATCATCATCGTCAGGTTTTGATGGGGGAGCTTGTTGCGCATATCCAGGCGCTCTCGCTTTTACCTCCCGCGGGAAAATAGCGGCGGGGGCTAGCGTCTGGATCGCTTACGCTGGTTCCCGCGGTTGGAGCTGTGAACAATGCAAAAGCGATCCAACACTAAGACGGAGGCGAGGCAACTGCGGTGGAGCTTTCCGCGATGGTCTCCCCTGGCTCAAGCGAGACGAGGCGGGCGCCTATGTCATGGCCTATCGGATCGCGCCAGACTCGGACCCGTCGTGGGGAGATCAGCGGGTGAGGCGCTGTCCTATCGCCGACATGAACCGACTCTCTCCGATGGTCTCCAGTTATCGCGCGCATTGTGCTGGGCTCGGGAGCCTTCGAGACTTTTACCGCGAGCCTTCTTGTGCAGTGTTAGATTTATGGACGGAGCTCCACACTCAAACCGAGTTGATGAAGGCTCGCGCTCGACAGCGCGCACACGAGGAGGCGAGTAATGGCTAGCGGTGGAAAGGTCGAGATACAAGTCGAGCTTGAAGGCGGCGGCAAGGTTCAAGGCGCTCTCAACAAAATCGGAAGAGGCGCCGAAGTCGCTGGAGGTAAAGCAGCGCAGGTGGGAGAAGCGCTCTCTGCGAGCTCCAATGTGATGACCGCGTCTTTAGGTAATGTCGTCTCGACCGTTGGGACACTCACTGAAGGGATCGGCGGCCTATCCACTGCCTCAAAGACAGCGGGCGCGAGTTTTGTCTCGATGCTCGGTCCTATCGCCGCGATCGGGACCGCGATCTTTGCGGTCGTTCAAGCGGTGCGCCAGTATGTAAACAACTCGCAAGACCTTGAGACTAGGATGGAAGCGCTCAAGGCGGCGGCGTCGGAGTTTACCAGTGTGATGGAGCGTCTCGCCGACGAAAATATCACTCTGACAAAAGCCGAGAGACAGAGGCTGATGCAGCTGACGCGCGTATCAAAAGCGCAGACTGAATATATTCAGAAGATC